CTTTAACAATCATTTCAACTGTTTCGTCTACAGCATCATCTTCTGCTCTTAGATCTCGTGCGCTTGCTGCTGCATTTTTCACCGTGATTAAAAATGCATTAGCATTTAAATTATACAGGGTGGCTACGGTACAGTTGAGTCCGTTAGTTCTTGTAAATGATCCCATTTATAGCTCCTTAATCTTTTAATCTACCATCAGCTTCAGCTGACTTTAACATTGCTGCACGGTCTGGATAGCTACCACGCTTGACATCTTTGGCAGCAGCCTTTTCACCTTTAGTAGGATTCTTAACGTGCTTTAATGCGTCAAACTTTTCAGATTTAGCTTCTGCTAAACGATTACGTAGTTCGTTTCTAATAGAAGTTCTTAAATCAACAGCTTCAACACGTTGCATAGGGTTGTCGCCGCCTGCTACTTTAGGGTATGTGCCTTTAGGTCCGTTCATACCGCCAGCAAGTTTGTTCACCATGTAGTCAATGTCTTTGTATTTTTCTTCCGGCTCGTTGGCATATTCATTTTTCTTTTCGTCATCTTTTTCCATGCCGCGATCATCGTCTTGATCATCTTTATCGCTTGAGACTTTGTCAATGTCATTGTCGTCAGGCATATTGTCAGAGTCCATGTCGCTTGGGCCGCCCATATTATCTGCATCTGGCTCATCGTGTGGTTTGTCCATGTCTAGATCTGGCAACATTTTTAATGGTCCAGCATCTAGGTTACCGAGATCACCTATAGCAGATATGCTAGGTCCTGGAGGAGTCAACGATGGCATTGCAGTCATGGTAGGCATTGGCATCATCTTGGATGGCTGGTTAATCATATCTGGATTAACTTTAGTCATAAGTTTCATTAAACTTTCAATGTTGTCCATACCTTGTGCATTAAGATTCACACTCATACTAGGATGACTTGGCGGTGGTGTTTGACTAGTCACCGACGGTGGCATACTCATAGGCATAGGTGCATCACCGCAGGCTTCTGTAGCAGGCATTGATTGTGTAGTTGGTTGATCCAAGTCTCTCATCTTGGCTAACAGTTGATTAAAGTCCATTATTTACTCCCCATTGCGCTTTTAAGGCCTAACTTGTCGGTCTTGCCTTTGGGCAGCTTATATTCTGTTGGCCCAGTTTGATCTTTTTTACGTTGTTTTGCAGTTTTTTCAAGGTCTTTTAAAAAGCCTTTGTTGAAGTCATCACCAAAATAGTCTTTGTGTTTGGCATTTGTATTTTCTTTGTAGTTGGAATCTGTTAACAGTGCTTGTCCTGATGGTTCGTTGTCTAGCAGAACTTGATCAGCTTCTGTTGGTTCACTACCACCTCGTACACGAAAGCTGGATTCGTCGAGTCCCAGTGCCTTGACATCATTAGTTATTTCTGGTCCTGTAATAGGATATTCACAAATTACTTCGAACACAGTTACTTCACAATTTTTCATTGTGGGGAAGTCCAGAGGCAATGCCTGTATTGGTGTGGTCTTGATTTTTTCTAACTTGATACATTTGCAGCGATCTAGTGCTGTCTTCAAGTTTTCTTGAAAAGCCTCGGGCAATTCTCCAGCCACTTTGACTTTAAAGTTATAGATTTTTTTGCTTTCGGCAAGATATTCTGTAAATGGTTTCATGTTAGTATTTATGCTTTGCCGCTTAATTTCTTAATGAGCTCGTTGCGATCTGTAATTACATAACCCTGTCCGTTGATTACATCATTTGGATCTTCGTTATTGTCTTTGTCAATCTTGTATTTTTTAAGCTGTAGATCTATGGCTTTGAGCTTTTTATCAATCTTTGCTGCTTTTGCTGTAATAGCATTGCCCATCATAGAACTTGCCACTTCAAATATGCGGCCGCTGTAACGAACTTCAACATTCATACCTAGATCCATTAGATCGTCGTAGGCTTTTTCTGCTTTACTAGCAAGATTGTCTAACTCATTATCGTTTAAATCATTTAATTCAACTATCTGCGGCAGATTTCTAGTAATTTGATTAACAGCTTCAATGCTTTCATCTAGTGTTTTTACTTCCGTGGCTTTTTCTACTAATTCTTCGTTAATAGATTTAGGAACAATGTTTATTTGTTTATCGTCTAAATTAAATAATTCTTCAAGTTTCTTGGTCATAGCAATACTTATCAGCGTTTTGAACCTTGATGGAAAATATGTTCCTCGTTGACCACACGAAATTTTATACCTTGCTGCTTACACCATTTAGTAGCAGCTTCCCATTTGGCCATATTCTTTATATATTGTTGTTGATTATAAACGCTCTTGCCAACATTGGCCAGCAGCGTTTGACTAGCTGGCTTTACTTCAACCACTTCCGCATGTTTTGCTCCGTTCTTGTCGACGTAGGTAATAAAAAAATCAGGAACATATATAGTATATTTTCCTGTTAGCGGATCTCTGTAGGGTATTTGTATGCTTTCGCTGGCCCATTTTTCTACCCCTTGATGCTCGTCTAGCATACGCATGAATACAAATTCCCAACTTGATCTTGCCAATGGTGTTTTGATCCCAACATATTTGCCAGGATTTTTCATTTCGAATCTTCCTTGAGCAAATTTGGCCATTATGGTAAAATATTTCTTGTTTGATTTATCTTGATGACATTCACAGCTCTAAATCCCAATGAAGATGTATTAGGACGATATTTGTTGAGAATCTGTGCGACTACTGCACTAAGTTGGGTACCGTTGAGTTCTTTCAAGGTGTCTAGTATTTCAAAAACTTGGACACCATCAACTTTGGCTTGACGCAGTATAGTCATTGCTGTGGTTGTAGCAGCTTCTTTTTCAAATCCCTTACTTGTAAAAAATCCTATGCTGGCAGAGACTTCATTGGCTCCGAATTCTAAAGGTCGGCGGCCGTAGGTATCAAAAAATAATTTTGTACTTGCAGCACTGTCTGTTTTTGTAACTGCTGGTAAATTAATTGAGCTCATGGAAATTCCACCGGGCTTTCATTACTGCTGCCTGATGACTGTGGGAATGTGTTATTAGCTGACTGCGTTTGCAAAACTTTTCTAGTGGCGGTAGTGGCTGCAATAGATCCCAATGCTGCTCCTATTTTAGGAAAGCTGGCTCCTACAATGCCGCCAACGGTGTTGGCCGCTGTTAAAATATTTGCAGGATTTTTTAATTCTCCAATAACTCCGTCTACTGTAGGGAATTGTCCCCCATTGTTTTTGTAGGTATTGATTTGAGAAATTGCTGTGCTTATAAAGCCACCTGGATTTTTTAATATATTCTTTTTAGTTACATCACCAAATACCGATTCAATACCACCTAGCACATCACCGATTGGGCCAAGCACATTACCCAGTCCCAGCGAGCCACCTAAGACATTTGGACTCTGTACAACATCGTAGGATAGGCTAGCAAATCCATCGGGCTGTCCATAGGCCACACTGCCCGAAAGATATTTTACGCCTTCGTATTCAACGGTCATTGTGTTATCTAGTGGTTCATTTGACGAATAGTCCACTTGCCCGTGAGACCAAGATTTAATTCTAGGCGCCATTAGTTCATATCCGTTAAATCTATGCCTACTTAAAGTATATAGAGATATTTTTTTAAAAAAGTTTGTTGGAGTAGCAAATCCCATCCCGTATGCTCCAGAATAATTGAACAGACTCATGGGATGATTGATTTGATCGTTTCCTCCGTCATAGGCATAGTGTGCATAGTAGGCCGAATACAATGAATGCATCAAACCGGCATTGTCATCGTGGAATGTTAAACTAATAGGTTCGTAATTTATTTTCTTATAAACGTGTTTGGTACGATTGTACACATTTTTAGTTGACGTGTCAAAGTTAAATTTAGGCAGGTCGGTTGATTTGATTAGTAGGCTAACTTCACGTTCAGCTCCCGAGAATACAGCATAATAAAGAAATTTGGTTCTAGGAGTCAGTCGATAGTTGTTGTCAACAAATATTCGTGTGGCATGCTGAAAATTCCCAACTACTCCTTTGGGTCCTCTGAGAGCACTATTTAAAAATCTTGTAAACTTATTGGCCATATAATTATTTAGTCATAAAAAAAGCCCGATATATTCGGGCTTTTTTGGGATTATGATATTAATCAACCAGGATTGCTACCTACTGCTAGAGCACTAGCGGCTGATCTAGCTGCGCCGGCGGTGCCTATGCCAATAACTCCAACTGAATCTGGTGTATTCATTGCATTATCATAGACAATAGTCAGAGCCACTGTGGCTGGTTCGTTAGTTGTATAGTTTAAATCACCGTAGTCAGTGTTTTGCAAGAAACATCCATAACATTCCCAGGTTTCTAAAACTACAGGAGCAGCAGCACCGTTACCACCGTCTAGTATTTCAATACGTGTGGTAAACTTGTAGTCAATACCAGAGCGGGCGCTAGCCTGCTCATGAAAATCAAACTGTTTCTGAATCTGTTGACCAACTAACTTGATAACATTACTGCTGGCATCGTCTCTGAGATTCAACGTGATGTTTTCCCAAGTGTACTTGCCTGCAATTTTAATCTTGGAATTGTAAATTTCGATTGGAATTTCCTCAAAGGAAACTTTTGGTCGAGTAACGTCCATGACCTGTTTGGTAAGTTCTGTACTAGCCGATGTGCCGAAACCCAGTAAAGTAACACGAAAGCGATACTTTAGTTTCGGCATCAACATACCGGTATTTGAACCAGGACCAGATGGGTTAATCGAGTAGTTTGTTAATGATGTAATTGCCATTGTCTTATGCTCCGATATTGTATTTATTCATTAAATTTCACCTGTGTTCTTGAGACGCAATGGTATGTAAATAAATTCAACGGCCTTGGTTGGCTCAATGGCAACATCTACATATAATTCATTACGATCAATTCTACTTGGTGTGTTGTTGGTTTCGTCGCATACTACTGCAAAGTCATAGATAGCTCTTAGACCCACTAGTTCCAGCAACAAACTTTCTACAGCTTGTTTGATCTCGTCACGGGTGATAGAATCATTTGGCTCAAAGATATATGGGCGAGCTAGTTTTGTTAGTTGACTACGTAGATATACAACTAAACGAGCTACGTTAATACGATCCAGTGCTGATGCATTTCTTGCACGAGTCTTTTGACCATAAGCTACCAGTCCTGTGCCAACAAAGAACGGAATTGGATTAACCTTTAGATCATACAGTGTATCTCTTTGACCGTTGTTTAAAGCAACGCTTTGGAATTCACCGGTCAACGAATCAATGTATCCCACTGCTGTGGCATTAGTAATACCACCACGGCGTGTACCTGCTGGGGCAAACCAAGGAAAGCTCACTTGGTCGCTTAGAGCAATAGTTCTTAGCATCATGTGACTGGCTGGAACCACAGCATTTGCGCCTGTAAGATCAGTGGTAAATCCATTTGGATAGTAAACCGCTGCATATTCGTCATAGGTAACAATACCATTGTCTCCGTTGTCCAGTGCTAGATTAGCATTGGTACCCCAGGTAGTTAGACTTGTTGCATCACTCTTTAGACGCAATGGTGTATCACCGACCACAAAAGCTGTGACCTTGCGATCCAGATTCAAGTTGATTAGATTGCTGAGTGCTTCTGGATATCCAGGGCAAGCAATTAGGTTGAAGTTTCTGCGTTCTTCATCACGAGCTTCTTCGCTGGTGTCAATGGCGCTCTTCAATGCAGCAACCACAGCTGATCTCTGGGCCTTGCGACCAAAGCTGCCTGAACCATCTTCATTGTTAGGGCTAGCAGTGGTCCAACGATCTGGCCAGTATGCTTCCATACTTGGTGATCCTGATTGTCTTTCGTTGTCTGCTGTAGTATCAATATAACCATCGTTGTATTTCTTGACGTTTCCACCGCTTCTACGTAGGTTCCACAGCAACATGCCTTTGGGATATAGATCTGGATCCGGTGCATCTGGATCTAAAAAGTTGTTGGTCAACAAGTCTTTGATTGATCCAGTAGGCGCAGCCGTAGCCGAGCCTCCAGTTGTACCTGCACGAGCATCTGCAAATAAAATACCTTCTTCTGTGGTTTGATCAGTCTTGTCAACCAGAACCCATTTTAGTGCAAGTTTTGTGCCTGCGTCAGGATTGAATTTGTATATGCTTGGGAAATTTTCTAGATCTGCTGTGCTGATCCAAATATCACCGCTGACCAGCGCAGTGCCGTCAGTTTGTGTTTCAGGCATTGTTGCGGATACAAGTGGACCTTCTGGATCAGTGCCAGTGTATCCTGTGAAGTTTTGATAGCCCACCCAGGTTGTGCCATTGTGAATCATTAGATCTACATCGCCAAAGGCAGGATTGTACCATAGTTGTCCGTCTGCTGGTTCTTCTAATGGAGCATCTGGAGTAGCAGCAAACACATCACTAACTAATGGAAGCCACAAGGAAGCCAAATAACCTTCTTGTGCTCCTGTGGCCAAGCCACTTGACAATGCGTAGAAATTACTGGTGCCAGCACCTGTTGCTAGGTTGTAGGCTGTAAACAGTGTACTAACAGCAGTACCTGTGACATCAGTTAGTCTGAAATCGCCACCTGTCTTGTGTGTGATCACCAATTCGTTGCTGGTATTAACACTGGCCACTACGTTGTTTGTGATAGCATCGCCAGCTGAATCAGTGTAACTAGCAGCGTTAATTAATCCTGCGATTGTAAACGCATCGTCTGCTGTGCCTGCTGCTGTGAATGTAAATGAAGCTGCTGTGCTCA